CCCCAATTTAACAAGATTCCTGATTCATACAAATCTCAGTTCGCATCAAATGAAACTAAACCACGACTGGAGAGTCTAGATGACACCACCATGAATCTATATGTATCCATGAATGACGCGTGTCCAGAAATTAATAAAGACATTAGGAAATGTTAATTAAAATGTTTATATATGTAAATGATATTACTTATTCCACTTTTAATATATCTCAATGATGAGTATGGAATTCTTGTTAAAAAAAGATATTGTAAAAATAAAACTTGGTTGAGTGAATTAACTTATTTCATACACACACTATTATCAACCTACACAATAACGAGTCCTTTTATTTTAAAAGATTATGTACACAATTTATTGTTTATTATATTAATGGCTATTACTTGGTTTATTGAAAAAATACTCACAGGTACCATGAATTGTTATTTAACAAATCTTGAGGATAGAACTTGTGGAAATGAAAATTTCCGCACAGGAATTCCACTATTATATGTAGTATTTTCTGTGTTGATAATTATATATGATGTCTATAAAATTCTTCAAATTTATGTTTAATTTCTTTTATGAATTCATCCTTATCATCCCTATTTCCAAGTAAACCTGAAGGCCAATTTCCCTCTAGAACATATACACCATCACAATCAAGCATTAAATCCCATCCAATTGAAAAAGCAAAATTAAAATCACGTGTATGAAGATTTTGAAGTTTGTTTATAGTCTCTTCCAACTTTTGTGTATCTTTATATATCTGAAATGTACCACCTTTTACGATGTTTGAAACAATATTATTGCCATTTCTAAATTCATAAATGGCAAGAATTTCACCATCATATGTCGTGATGACCCTAAATGTTCTAGAGCCATCGTACTCACAACTATTTACTTTTTGTTGAATAAGTGTATTCACCTCAGTTGGTTTAACATCCTTACCCAATATCAATGAAACATTATCACCAGTGGTACCATATTCAGGCTTGCATATATACTCTTCATCTGGTAAAAGTGTGTTATACAATTTGAATGGACTCGTAGTCGCATACAATTTGGGAACTCTAATATCATTTTGTGTAAAATAATCATTCCAAAACATTTTACTCTGTATCAATTGTTGTGTTTTTGAGTACTTGGTAGTGAAACAGTAGGCGTTAAATATTTCTCCATCGGTTATTTTAGTCAGTCTATTTCTATCAAAATAAAATGGTGCTGTGAAGTATTTAAAATAATTGGGACTATATGGGACTGGATGTTTGGACACACTATTAAAGTCCCCATCTGTCAAAAGTTTATAAATCATACGCTTCTCATTATGATTTGTATTGACTAGGAATAGTAAAATATAAATAAATAATATAATGAGAATCATTTATATATACATATAAAAGAATGGCGACTATAGAATTCAGATGACCATTGGAATTCTTACCGCTGGTGGTCCCTGCCCAGGAGTCAAAGAGTTTGTACATTATGTGGGTAAATATGAAAAGTCAATTGGAAATCGTGTTGTGGGTTTCAAAGATGGTTTCAACGGTATAAATAAAAATCAGAGGGTTAACCTCTCCATACACCAAATGAACCAATCTTGTGATAAACTTGATATTGACTTGGCTGTAAATAATTTGAAAGATATTGACCGCCTCTATTGCCTATGTGGTAATGTATCAATGGATGATGCCTGTACACTTGCCCTAGATGATAGGGTTGATACAAATATTATCGGTATTGCTAAATCTATATACAATGATGTACAAGGATTGGATTGTCTAGGTTTCCGTTCAGCCACTGGGGAACTAACAAAACTTATTGATACCCTATACTATGAGGCTATTATGTCACGATCTATATATTTCCTTGTCGTACCTGGTATACACTCGGATGATCTTGTTAAGCATACGGGGTACGCGAGGCAGAGTAAAATTTCAACAATCATCACACCCCATAACAATAATAGTATCACCTTACACATACTCAAGAGTAGTTATGAAGTATATGGACATGGTGTAGTCCTTGTTTCTGAAAATTGTGATTATACCGAGATTATTAATGAGATGGGTGACATTCCAACGACTATTATCAATCCCGGTGATAGAATTAGAGATGTTGATGCATGCCTCTATGATGGCATTCTCGCCACCTCAATGGCCAGGGAATCATTTTTGTATGGACTTGAGAATAAAAATTTTATTAAGGGTGCTTCAAGTATTATAAAGTTTGAGGATTATATAGGTATATGTTTAGATTGATGTATAAAAGTTCAAGATTTTTGGGGGCCCATATAATACCACCAAACACAGTGATGGTAATAATGAATGATGGTGTTGAATTTTATACAGTCAAAAATCTACATTTCCAGTCAGAGGCTACTATAAATAAACAATCAAAAGAACTTAAAGCTTTGGAACAAGAAAAGGATATAATACTAGATCTGTTCATTGAACCTACACCTATAAAATACGGTAGATTTACCGTATTTGAGTATGATCTTTGATCTCATAGCTCAGTTGGTTAGAGCGTGGTGCTTATACTAAGTATATTTGAGTAGGGTTACACTTACCATCAGAGGCACGCCAAGGTCACGGGTTCGAGCCCCGTTGAGATCATCTCATTTTTAATTTCATCTCAATTGTGAAATCAAAAATTAGTATCCATATTTAACGTCTTCTGGTGTGAGTGAAGGATTTTGTTTTGAAAAGTATGACTTATTACCATGTTGGCTATGTCCAATGGTACTATTATGGGTCCTATCAATTTTGAGGTACGATCGTAAATCTTTATAATATACTCTCATACCTTTAGCGATTAAATCTTCATGTTTCATATCAACATGATTATCCATTGGTAGGAAATATTTCACGTATTTTTTCATATTCTTTACATTAATTAAATAGCATTTTGTACTAGAAATCCATTTTACCTTTTCAAGTGTCCCCTCACAATCTTCAGGTACTCTAGAGAGACAATGAAAGAAACACATTTCAAAATCATCACCCTTCTCATCAATCACACTTTGAATTTGGTTATATAGTTCATTTGATTTTATCACAACATTGTCCTCAAACATCACAGCATATTTGAGTCCCTGTTGAAAACATTTTCTATAAAATGCCATATGACCCATAAAACATCCTATAGCACCCATATTGAAATATGTTATGTCAGGTCTCTTTACACTTGGGTTATAATGCATCTCAATAGCTTTTTCAAAATATTCTGGTTCAATTAAATCTTCAAACTCTCTAGCAACCTTAACAGATCTTGTGTCTGGACCATATATAATTTCAATTGGTATATCCTTATTATGACTATTAATAAATCTCTGTTGTCTATCACGCTCTGTCTTTATTGTGAGTAAAAAACATTTGTAATCAAATTCATTTTTCCGTCTCCTGAAAAGAACTAGGGATAGTACTATTATTATTATGAATACCAAGTACATATCTATATATATTCTAGAAATTAAAACAACTTAAAGATTTAACTCGTTTTTAGGATATACCACTCTTAGCTCAGTTGGAAGAGCAACTGACTGTAGATCAGTGGGTCACTAGTTCAAATCTAGTAGGGTGGATATGCTTCTATCGTCCAATGGTTAAGACATCGAGCTGTTAACTCGAGTATCGTGGTTCAATTCCACGTGGAAGCGACTTTAGAATGGGTTTTCCTCATTCTAAAGCCGTATCGTTTTTTTTTCTTTAAATTTATTGAGTACTTCGAGTGCCTCCCCTTCTGTTGTGTATAACCCTAAATATATATTTTTACCATTCATATTGGGTATTACTTGCCATTTATCACGATCCTTTCTATAATATATACCAGTACCTTTACCATTTCCAACTCTCGTAGATTTAGGTATTTCAAACCCATCTGGATCATATGTATACTTCTCTTGAATTTCAACAGCTTCTTCTTTGGTTTTAAAAGGTCCAAGTCTATATCTATTTCCATTTCTCGGTACACTAACTGACCATGATTGTCTATTTGGAATAAGTACACCAATTAATCCATTTCTTCTTTTACTTATTTCTCTTTGTTTTTCAATCATCAGACTTTTTGATTCATCGCTTACTTTTTCACTTTTTCCACCACCTTCACGCAAATTGTATCCATGTGGTTCTAATGTGCTATATTCACTTATATATTTCTTTTCCATTTCACCTAATAACTTATTACTACCTTCCCATATAATAGATACCTTAAAATTATCCCACCCATGGTCTTTAATAGCATTACATAAAGAACGACAGTAACTATTTGATTGTTGATGTTGTTTTATTCGTTTTTTTATACATTGAATTGTTTTACCTATATATGATTTATTAGTTATTTTACAAAATATCATGTAAATTATACCCATACTTTAATTATAAAGTATATTCTTTAATGAGGTTGAGTATTTTCCACATTGTAAAAACTCTTATTTTAAGTAAAGGATGCTTCTGAAGGATCTTAAGAATCATTGGAAGACTCTCCGTGAAGAATTGGATACCCTACCTAGGGACATCTTTATCAGTGATAAACCTAGGCCTACAGGGGAGTGGGAGGGTTCTCCAATTTTACAAGAGATTGTATCTAAATATTCATCTGGTCAATGTGGATGGCTCAAGGGTGGTCAAGAGCACGTTCAGGACGATTGGATAAGTTGGCCGATCATATGGGCAGGTAAACCTGTTCTAGGCAATTGTTTGAAATGTCTAGAGACTTATCAATTACTTTCCCAAATTGAGGGAATTCGCATAGCAGGGTTTGCACTTATGAAGGGTGGTGTAACTCTCAAGGAGCATGTAGATTACGTGGATCGCGCATACAAGTTTACATATCATTTAGGATTGAAGTGTCCAGATGGGTGTATTCTCCATCATAAGAAGATTGGAGATGTTCTAGAAGAGGATGGTAAACATATTATATTAGATGCGAGGTACCCTCATTGGGCTGAGAACAAGTCTGAAGAGGAGAGGGTCATTTTATATATTGAATATTATTCATAATCCCTAACTGCTATACCCACTGGGAATCTAGGAATTCCTAGGACTGTCAAATTTTGAAATTTGACGGTGAGATCCTTCCCCAAATATTTTTGTTTATGTTTGAATAACTCTTTACGAGATTCAATCGTACCCTCAGGCCTCACTGAGAATGTATGGTCTCCAACCTTACATACCCAAATAGCCGCCCCTTTTTCACGCCCCGTCCCCTCATTGACATCCACAATTTTGTATTCCTCGGTTTGGAATGATTTGTATTTGAGGAGATAATTACTCCTCTTACCAACCTCATACACACTCCTAGGATCTCTAATCATTATACCCTCATACCCTTGGTTGACAAATAGGTCATGGTATCCCTTAACTTCCGACTTGTTCTTCACTAGGAATGTATCCACGTTAATATATCTCTTACGCTCTTCAAAAGTGAGGTTGGGCTTATTCAAGTTGAAGTAATCAAAAATATGAAATTCCAATTTTTGTGGATTCATTTTGAACATACTCGTAATCTCTTCAAAAGTTTTGTTTGGTGCATAACACTCACCATCCAAATACTCTCCATCTTTGAGACCCCTAGCCAAGTGTTCAACCCCTGAAACTGGCTTACCAGTTCTTGAGAAACAACCCCTATTGGATACAATAAGCCTAACACCGTCCAATTTGGGTTGAACATAAAAAGGTTCAGTAATATACTTTTCTTTATCTTCCCACTTGTTAGCCAACATTGGTAATATTTGGGTACCCCTAGTATATTCATTGTTCCACATTGTTTGGGCCCTCATACACGCCTTTTCATACCCAGTTTTAACATTCGTCCTAGATATAGAGATATTCTCTGTACCTACAACCCCAGTGCTTTTGACAATGTCAGCTGTACCATCACCCAAATCCTCAACCCTAATATCCGTGAATCGTTCGCGTCCGTTTTTATCCATCTTGATGAGTCGCTCCATTATTATATGTTAATTTAAATTCTGTGCTTTAAATAGATGCCTGCATTACAAGTTGTAAACTATGCTAGATTGGAAAGACTTAGGTCTCCAGAAAACAAAACAATTCCTATGAATCTAAACACCTTTTGTGTTATATTTATAATATTGTGTATATTGGGTCTTTACAAGCGGTCCGTGTCTATCACTCAACAGCGTGAACGATTTTATACTTGATACACTTGTCTGGGGAAAGGTATAAATCCTTCTTCATGAGACGCTTAAATTTCCTCTCAGGTATTTTAGTCTTACTGAGATACATTTTCTTCATCATCTTCATAAACTTTTCAGTCGTCTTGATTTCATTTTTTAATTCTTCAAAGTTACCCCAAAATTCTGTAGACATTTGGTGAATGAGGAGGTATGCATTCTTACCCATTCTGCGTTCCGAACCACCTAGGAATACAAATGTTGCAGCACTGCAACATTCACCTTGGGCAATTGTAACAACTTTGACTCTAGAATTCTCTAAAACATTCATCATATTCATTCCTGCAAACACATCCCCACCCCCACTCATGATGTGAACTCTGATCATAGGTTCATATCCTATGAGCTCAGCCTTTTTCTTGAGAAGATCTATTTCAAGCTTCTTAAACTTCTCAACAAAATCTAGGGCATTCTCACGATTCACATCACCATAATAGAGGATTTCATTGCCAATAACCTTCACGAAAATCTCAGAGTTATCGTCTTCATCGTCAGATCCCATTTTTGAGTACCTTTTTTATTCTTGTAACGTCTCTAGACTTTAAACGGTTACCGACAGCGAGATGGTTGATGATGTCAAAGTCTTGTGATGTTATTCCATATGATACTAATTGACTTAGGTGTCCTTTTTCAGCATAATTCTTCAAAAGACATAATTCTTCAACACCTAGACCCATCCTAGATTTTTTACGAATTTCATCATATTTTTGTTTTCTCATTTTATAATTTCCATGCTTAGTCCAACAGCTTCCAGGTCTAATTGCATCCCTATCTAGGGGTTCACCTAATCCAGACTTGGGTATGGTGAGGGCATGCAGAACGAAATATGGCATGATATTCCAATTACCACTCGTATAAATATAATTATCATACATATCAGCATCTGAAAATGCATTAGATGCCCTAATGATATCCACACCCCTAGAATTCAAATAATTTTCTTGAAAAATATCCCAAATGTGCCCATGTTCTGAAATACTGTCATGAATCTTGATTGGATTTGGATCGGAAAGTACATCCGCTATAAATTCTTTCGGTGTTTTAAATTCATCCATCGCATCATAGCCGTCCATATAAGAGAAGAAGTTTCTAATATTACCTTGACACTTTACAGCTGCCTCATATACACTGGGACCCATTTTATCTGTGAGGGTCATTATAACTTCTGGTTTGTGTTTTGGAATAAAAACCGTCTCAAAGTTGGGATACATACACATATTTGTGTTAGTGACAAGAAGTGATCCCCGAGATATTTTATTTCCATCAGACACTTGTTCTATGATTGGTTTAAACATTGATTCATAGTCATCAATAAACACATGCTTAGTGGATGGTTTAATGAATGGTAAAAAGAGGGATTTACTCTTAAGATGATCACTTTGTAGTTCAATATGATTTAGATCTCTCAAAACAGATTTGAGTACATATGTTTTACCAACCCCAATAGCTCCACAAATAAAAACATTCTTCCCCTCCCTAATAAACCCACGAATGAGTTCAATTTGTTTCGTGTGAATTGTCGTTGTGGTTATTTTGACTTCTTTTTTTTGTGGAACTATTTTAATGAAAGAGTCCATTGATGACTTTACTAATCAGGCAATAGATTTGGTACTCGCGAATGACGCACTACATACACGTGTAGTGGAACCTTTAAAAAGAAAAATTTTACCATTTGTTGCATGTAGTGTTGTAACTCATATCACTATGTTTATTCTTTTGGTATACCTTGCTCGACGTCTTTCTCTTCTTCCTCTTCCTCTTCCTCTTCCTCCTCCTCAGTAAATTCTTCCTCTTCCTCAGTGGGTTTAGGTGCTAAGAATTCACCTATGCTAGCTAGGGGTGTGGATTTGGTTATTGCTCTAATAGGTTCTATAGTTTTTGGTAATTTTAAAACAGGTATAGATCTCACCTTGAGAATCTCAGGTTTTGTGAATACATTATCTAACGGGTACTCTTTTTCAAACATTTTTAGGATTTTTACTGGTACAGCTGGGGATTGTTCTAATAGACGATCATACTCACCCTTAGAATCCTCTACAAACTTGAGACCACTCGTCTTGCGTTCATCCCTAGCAAGACCCAATACTAGGCGTATATTCCTAGAGAGGACTCCATGGGCTAGGGCAGCAGTCCTGTGATTTTCCATGAGTTCATTTATACTCAAGAACTGCATAACAGTCGCAATGAGACCCGCTACTAAATTCATACCACCTATGACGGCTGGTGCCACATCTCTGATATTATCTGGGAATGAAGTCTGAGCAAAATTTGCTGTACCAGTTATAGTAGACAAAACAATCACAGGTATTGTAAAACGCATACTTAATGTCTTATAGAGTAGGTATGACCTATGATGCATATATCTATAGCACGCCGCCGCCTCACCCCATTGCTTTAAGATGAGTTCGTGCTGATCATTCCATGATTTAATTTCTTCACTCATCATATAAATAATGAATATAATTTTTTGGATTCATGTTGTTTTTCTATTAGCTATTCTCGTAGTACCATTTACAAATAATCGTAGGAATTTAGAATTTTACTCTATAATGATACCATTCATTTTCTATCATTGGTCGGTGAATGACGACACATGTGCATTAACACAGGCTGAGATGTATATGACAGGCCGTAATAAAGAGGAAACTTTTATGGGTAGGGTAGTTGGACCCATATACAAGATGG